GGGTGCTTTAAATGCCCTCTAAAGGGGGTCTATGTTTTTCTTAGGTCTGGTTCTATGTATTTGGATAGCCAATAATGCTTATTTTTATTAATTTCATCCCAGCCTACTTTTTTAATCTCTATTTGTTCTTTGGTTATGTAGTCCTGTTCTGCGAAATGTGGATATAGACTTTTGTCTTTCATAGATTCATTAACTATATACTCTAAAGCGTCTTGGATAACTTTGTTTTTAAACTCTCTATTTAGTTTTTTTGATACTATAGAACGCATTAATACTTCTTTGTTCTTCATGTTTCTTTTCCTCACTGGTTTTTATATCGTTAAACAATTCATTTTTAATCTTTGGCTTTAGGTCTTTAGGTATATCTTTGGAAAGGATCTTAAGATGGCTTATTTTTGGTTTAAAGGTTTTATGATTGTTTGCTTCATGCCTTACTTGTTCTTTCCAGTTCCAGATAATCGGCTTATCCCATAGATCAGTACTAAAATAAAAGTCGGAGTATTTAATCATCAAGGTTCACTCTCCTCCTTTTATTAAGTAAATTTGTATATCTAGTCCAAAGTCGTCTGTCAGTGGGGTGAACATCACCACTCACTCGCCACCAATATTCATTTTCTTTCCATCCTTTATAATATCGGCTCTCAACTTCAAACAATTTATCTTCTATTTGTTTTACTGTTAGCTTACCCATTGTTCTCCTCTCTTTTTTTAGAATTGTAAGCCTTTAGTTTAATTTCATAACCTTTCTTGGCTCTGGTTTTTAGTTTTCTATTCTTCATTGTTGGTTTCCTTCTTTATTTCTTTTAAGTATGGCTCTCTTAAATCTTCTACAAACCCTTGCATCATTTCTAAATTAACCTCTACTCCGTCTATTAATTCAGAAAGTTGACTATGTAACCATTCTAATTTTTCATACTCACTCATTGTTGGTTTCCTCCTTTAAATATCTAACATCATAGTTAGCTACAAATCCGTCTTTACCAAATTTATAATAGTGTCTAGTAATTCCTCTAGTTCTAAAATAAGGAATCGCATTAAGTTTGTTGTAGGCTGATTTAGGATTAGAGGCATCTACTTCTGCCTTCCATCCGTCTTTAGTTATAAATGCATATTTACCCACTATTCTCCTCCTCATATTCATCAGGATTCTCAATACACTCCCAATCTCCACCATTGGAGTCTACTTCGTCTGTATCGCCACCACCTGATAAAAATATATCTTGTGCCTTTTCATAAGACTCGGCTTTCACTACTGTTTCCTCAGTAATTGTTACGGTATTACTAAAAACATAATCCTTTAATTTAGGTTTACTCATAGTTTTTCTCCTTTAACTTATTTTTGATTCTTATCCACGCACTAATAACTTCTTGTGCGTATGCTTGTTCTTGTTCGTAATCGTCATATAGACTAATGATTACATCATCAATAATTTCTACATCATCCATTATCCACTTCCTCCTCATATTTGGTGTTTATTTGTTTAACATAATCTTTTATTTTTTGTTTATAAGCAGTATAAATCCAGATTACTACCCGTTCTTGGCCTTTGGCCTTCTTTCTTTCTTCGCTTCTTTTGTTATATTCGCTCTGTTTTTGCATTGTCTTAATCTCCTATTTGTTGTAAGTCGGTTTCTTTATAGAATCGAGCTTCTTTGGTTTCTATATCTAAAACCTTGAACTCAATTATTCCTTTATGAATCTCTCTTTTTCCTATTATGTCTCCAAATATGGCCTGATTTATTACTTTAACCCTCATCCCTTAACCTCCCAGAATGCTCCTCTAAATTATTAGAATGAACTCGCCAATATGAAATAAAATTTTCTAATACTTCCAGATGTTCCGAAATCTTAGTATCTTCTTTTATGTAATGAACTCTATCAGTAATTATTTCGTCAATTTCTGTATATGCTCTTTCTAACTTCTGTAAATCATCTATTAAGAAATTTTTTAATCTACTCATCCCTTAACCTCCCAACTGGTATAAATATAAATAGAACATTAGGCCCATGGCAGTATATAGGCCCAACATATAAAGGTACTCCTTGAAGTGTTGATTGCGTTTTTTCATTATGCAACATTCACCTCCTCTAATTTATAAAAGCCTAAAGACTTTGTGCAGTCTGTTTGCCCGTCTTCATCAACGGGATAGATAGATAAAAACTTCTCTCCTGTAGAATCATCAGTCCATAAGTTAATATCTATATTGTTATCGGGATGTATTCCTTTAACGTCTTTGTATTCACTTTCAGCGTTAAAAATTCCCCATGAATCATTTGGATATATATGTTGATTGCGTTTTTTCATTATGCAACCTCCTCTTTTGCGTTGTATTCCATATTTAAGACGCAATCGTTATAACCAATAACAAAGCCTAACATTTCCTCTTTGCTGTTAAAGGTTTTTAAATAGTGGCCGTGATAATCGCCTAAAGATATTTTATACTTGCTGAATATCAACCCTTCTTTGGCTACGCTTGTTTTTGTTGCATAAGAATCATAACCATACTTGATTAAGTTCTTTTCAAATTTTGCACATTGAAAAGCATAATAATATTTATTATCTCCTCTTAATGGAAAAGTTATCTTTTCCTTTGCTTCTTTAAATTCTAGCTCTCTTTCTTTGTGAAAGCGTTCGCTCATTTGCTCTAGTGTTTCTTCTGTTGCCATGTTTCCTCCTCTGGTTAATACTGACATTAGAATTGTCTCATGACATTATAATTAGTGTCAACCCCTAAAGAACAAAAAAAGAACAAAAATAGTACAAAAGGCTATAGAATAAGGTTATAAAACAATAAAAAAGTTTAATTATGAGTACGGAAATTGCGAAAAAACCTGGTAGAAAGAGGATTAAAGTAGATAAAGAACAAGTTTTTAATTTGGCATCTACTGGAATGGGTCGAATGGACATATGCCGATCTATAGGCATTTCCCACGATACTTTAATGCGGAATATTAAAAGAAGTGCGGAATTTGCGGATGCTTTGCATCAAGGTGAATCGCAAGCTGTAAAAAAAGTTAATTCTAAACTAATGCAAAATATAGAGGAAGGACAATTTCAGGCTATTCAATTCTTTCTACGCAACAAGAGACCAGAAGAATGGAATAGAGATCAGAAGACAGTAGTAGAACATTCTATTAACCTTAATGACATTATAAGAGATAGAAAAGTTTTAATAGATAAGGGACAGGTAAGGGACAGAACAGAACAAGAACCAAAGAAAGCTATAAAAACAACCTATAAAGAAGTGGGTCCCGTGGTATTGAACCAGAAGACCCCAAAAAATGAAGAATTAAACGTTGCTCCTTCTTCTAAACCTTCAAACAATGAGCAACTAGAAGGGGGAGATTAATCTTTACGCCTTCTAATCCTCCTCTGATAGTGTAAAGGCCCTTCCCCTTTGATTAGTTTGACGTTAGTAAGTACTTACTATCGCTGAGACCCCCATCCTTGAACTCGTTGGGGGGGGAGAACATGAAACAGTAAAACTAAAATTTTTATGATTTTTTCTGGTATCATGTCAGTACGAAATTTTTGTTAAATATGGTACGAAGGGCAGCACTTGTAAAACACAGAAGCCAACAGGAGGAAGATCGCCACAAATATAAGCGTACTTCTATTGGTAATAGCAAAACCAGCTATCCAAGAAACAAGCATAAGAAACGTGCAAAAAAACCATACAGAGGTCAGGGCAGATGATCCTATATACAGAACAACAACTGAATGACGCATATCAAATAGACCGAAAAGAAAGAACAAGACTTGGTATTCCTTTCACAACACTCGAAGAGTTTAGACCTATTTATGAGAAAATAATGACACAAGTTTATACGGAGGAATAAACATGAAATACGGACCAGAAGCAGAAAAAGAACTGATGACCGAATTGTGGTCACTCAGCATAAAAGACGATCCACTAAACTTTGTTAAATTTGTCTTCCCCTGGAACGAAGAAGGTACCCCCCTCGAAGGCTTTTCAGGACCAAGAGAGTGGCAAGAAAAAATTTTGCGAGAAATTACAATGCACATTCAGCGAAATCAATCGCTGGAAGATATGCCAGAAATGTTTCGTATGGCCGTTGCCTCTGGACGTGGTATAGGAAAATCAGCCTTAGTTGCTTGGTTAATACTATGGATGCTCTCAACCAGACTCGGATCGACCATTATTGTTACAGCCAACACCGAACAACAGCTTCGATCAAGAACATGGGCCGAACTCGGCAAATGGCTTACCCTATCTATTAACTCTCACTGGTTTCAAAAAACAGCAACCACAATTCGACCCGCCCAATGGTACGAAGAAGCATTAGAAAGAGATTTAAAAATAGACACAGGCTATTACTATGCACAAGCACAACTCTGGTCAGAAGAAAACCCAGACGCTTTTGCTGGTATTCACTCAAGTTATGGTGTTTGTCTAATCATGGACGAAGCATCGGGTATTCCAGCGCCAATATATTCTGTTTCAGAAGGTTTCTTCTCAGAACCAACACCAGATCGTTACTGGTTTACTTTTTCTAACCCCAGAAGAAATACGGGTCCTTTTTACGACAGTTTTCACTCAAAACGCAGATATTGGAAAAACGAACAAATAGACAGTAGAACAGTAGAGGGAACAGATCAAAAATTATTTCAAACCATGTTGGAACAATATGGAGAAGATTCAACTGTAGCAAGGGTAGAGGTATTGGGAGAGTTCCCTAGTGCAGATGACGACACTGTTATTCCTATGGAGTTAGTAAGAGCAGCTATAGACAGGGACGTGGCTCTTACTGCTTCTGAGCCGATAGTGTGGGGATTAGATGTTGCAAGGTTTGGTGGAGATAATTCAGCTTTGTGTGTTAGGCAAGGGAATACTGTGCTTGAAATTAAAACTTTTAATTCAATGGATTTAATGCAACTGTGCGGAGCGATAAAAAATAAATACGATGATGAGACCGCAATCAGCAAACCGCAAGAGATTTTGGTTGATGTTATTGGTTTAGGAAGTGGAGTGGTTGATCGCTTGGCCGAACAACAACTTCCCGTAAGAGGCGTTAATGTTTCCGAAGCTCCAGCGACCAAAAAAAATTATTTAAACTTGCGTGCTGAATTGTGGTTTGCAATAAAGGATTGGTTGGGGCAGCGAGATTGCCGTCTTCCTAATGATGATGAGCTTGTATCGGAATTAGCTGCCCCTATTTATAAATATACTTCAAGTGGAAAAATAAAAATAGAGTCAAAAGAAGAAATGAAGAAACGAGGAATTAAATCACCAGACCGAGCTGATGCGCTTGCATTAACTATGGCAAGTTCGGCTGCCTCATTTAGTGGCAGTCAGAGCTTTATGGGGTATAATTTCAGAAAACCATTAACATCAAGAATAATTAGAGTGGGATAAACCTATGGATTACGACAAAGAAGACAAAGCGGAAAGTAAAGATCACGCAGAAAAAGACTATGATGAAATAGAAGGCATTCTTAAAGCCGAAATGGACGATGCTCAAGATTTCATCGACCAAGTAGGAGAAGAGAGAGCAGAAAGTACCGATTATTATTTGGGTAACGAACCAGACGGCGCAAGCAGTTTACAATCAGAATTTATATCAACCGATGTAAGAGACACAGTTCTCTTTATGTTGCCTTCCGTCATGCGTACATTTTTTGGAACAAAAAAGGTAGTTGAATTTTCACCCCATGGACCCGAAGATATAGCTGTAGCTGAACAACAAACAGACTACATCAACTACCTTATCCAACAAAAGAACCCTGGCTTTAAAGTTTTATATGATGCGTTCAAAGATGCGTTAATTAGAAAGACAGGTTTTGTTAAAGCATTCTGGGATGACTCAATGAGTGCCACTACTCATTACTATACCGACCTCGACCCCATGTCTTACCAAGCACTTATCATGGACCCTGACGTAGAAGTGGTTAAAGAAAAAGTAGAAATGGAAAGCGTTACAGTTATGAACCCTGAAACGGGAGAAGAAATGACGCAAGAATCACCAGCGTCTTACGATTTAACAATTCGCAGAGTCAAAAGAAAAAATTCTGTATGTATTGAAGCCGTTCCACCAGAAGAAGTATTAATTTCAAGAAACGCAAGAGATATACAAACTTCACCTTACGTTGCACACCGAACAGTTAAAACAATTTCTGACTTGGTTGCTATGGGATATGACAAAGAAGAAATGGAACAATATACTGGTTCTGGTTCATCTTACGATGCCGATACTTACAACGAACAAGAGTCAAGAAATCCTTTAGGCGACAGCGCATATGGTGATAATCCTGATCCAGCTAAAAAAGAAGTTTTATATGTTGAACATTATTTATTTTATGACCTAGACGAAGATGGCATAGACGAGAGAATAAAAGTTTGTACAGCTGGCAATGGTCTTAATATTATTAACTGCGAACCATGTGATGATTTACCTATTGTTATGTTTTGTCCAGACCCCGAACCACACACTTCTATTGGTTCATGTCCAGCCGATTATTTAAAACCAATTCAGGCTGCAAAATCACAAATTATGCGAGACACTTTAGACTCGCTTGGTCACGCCATATTCCCAAGAATGGGAGTGGTTGAAGGACAGGTTAATATAGACGATGTTTTAAATACTGACATTGGACAACCAATTAGAATGAGAGCGCCTGGTATGGTCCAACCCTTTAGCGTTCCCTTTGTAGGGAAAGAAGCATTCCCAGTGCTGAGCTATTTAGATGAATCAAAAGAGAATAGGACGGGAGTTTCTAAAGCGTCTGCTGGCTTAAACGCAGATGCGCTTCAATCGTCCACACAAGCTGCCGTAGCAGCAACTATGTCGGGCGCTCAAGGAAGAGTTGAATTAATTTGCCGTCACTTTGCCGAGGGTGGATTAAAAGAATTGTTTGGCTTGGTTAATAATTTGGTCATTAAACACCAAGACCAACAAGACGTTTATAGATTAAATAATGAATTTGTAGCAGTTGATCCTCGTTATTGGGAAAGTGATAAAGATATGGTTATTAATGTTGCAATAAGTAAATCAAGCGATGAAGAAAAAGCATCTATACTCGCTCAACTTACTGCAAAACAAGAACAGATATTGCAAACACTTGGACCACAAAATCCACTGGTGTCACTACAACAATATTCAAATACCATTACTAAAATGATTGAATTGGCTGGCTTCAAAGATGCACAACAGTTTATTAATACCGAAGTGCCTCCAATGCCACCACAACCAGAACAACAAAAACCCGATCCAGCAGAATTGCTTGCACAAGCTGAAATACAAAAAGCACAAGTACAAGCACAAAAAGCAATGATTGATGCTGAAACGGACCG